GGCGTTTTCATCTGAACCCCTTAATCTTTTCGGCAATCTTTTTAGGCTGTTTGGCAAACTGCTTGCCTGCCTTGGTCGCCTCACGCTTTGCCCGTGTGGTTGCCGCATACTCAGCCGCAGACAAGGCTTTGATGGCCTTCTCAGGCAGATACCTTTCGCCAGTTTCAGACGATGGCTTTCCACTTTTAGTCGACCATTTTTGAGCGCCCCAATCTTTGAGACTTTTTTGCGGGGCTTTCATTTATAAGAGCCGCCTTTTTCTTTGTACTTCTTTGCCAACAGTTGCGCTTTACGAGCCGACCATTCACCAGCTGCAGTCCCCTGCACAGCCGAACCTTTGATTTCCTCAAAGAGACGCTTACGCATGGTTGGCTTCGTATAGTTGCCAGCCTTGTTAACAGAGGACTTGGTTGCCATTACGCCGCCACGCCCTTGATGACTGCAAAGTTAAAAACTGGAGTTTCTGTGGTCGTACCGCCAGTGGTGCGGAAACTGATATTGAAACTGCCAGCAGCCACCGCAGTGACCATCAGGTCATACAAATCAGTGCCTGACTTTTGGTTCAAAATAATCACATCGGTTGCCGCCACAGTGCTATTGGTCACAGTGAAGGTTGCAGCCGTAGCCGAACCCGCTGCGCTGAACAGCGTGATTGCGCCCGTTGTCTTGTTCAAAGTCACGCCTGTGGTGCGGCTTGTTGCTTGAGTAACAGCACCGCCAGCGCCTGTTGCATAACCCACACCAGCCGTGCCAGTTGAGGCAACTACACCCGTGGCAGTCAAACTTGTGCCAGTAGCCACACCTATTGCTGGTGTAACCAGCGCAGGGCTGGTAAATGTGCCGGTGCTGACGGTTGGGTTTGTGATCGTTGGAGTGGTCAGGGTTGGGCTTGTTGCAAATACCAACACACCTGTCCCAGTCTCATCGGTCATCGCCGCCCGTAGATTGGCACTTGAAGGCACAGCCAAAAATGCCTGTACGTTTGCGCCATAAACGGCATCAGCGTTGATCTGATACCAAGAATTAGTTGGCTGGTAGAAGCGCAAAGCGGTTGCAGTACCAGCACCCAAGAACGATACAGTGCCAAAGATAGCCGATGCGCCATTCAGCGCAATCGTCAGCGAGGTGATCTCTTGGGTGGTAGTAATCAGCACCGTAGTGCCATCAGGCACACCAGTGTTCAAAGGCAGTGTGATCGTGCCAGTTGCCAGCGTCCCAGCGGGTTGCAACAGCATCCATTGGTCTTGACTGACTGGGGTTGGCACTGTGATGTTGAAGCCAGAGCCAGGCACATACAGATTCACCGACAAAGTTGGCGATGCAAAAGTCTGCTGGAAAAACGTCAACAGATTGCCAATGGACAAACGTCTTGCATCCCCATTGTTTGGCGAGTAAACGGGTAATTGGTCTCCGCTTGAAACAGTGCTGAGTACGGGTAACTGATTGATTTGTGGCATGACTGTCCTTAATAGTATTCGATAGGCCCATCAGGGCCAGCAGTGACTGGGTTGGCTGGTGGTCTGATAAACGGGTCATCATAGACACGCCAAGGCTTATTGCCAGCACCAGCAGGCATTGTTGCAGGCAGTTGCTGTTCAAGCGGGAATGTGGCTCTTTGCAGCAGAATGTCGTAACCCTGCTTTGCCGTGGTCTTTGTCTCGATCATTACGGTCTTGCCATAACTTGGCGCCAATCTGATACCGAGACTGCAAATAATGGCTTCATAAGCCGAGTCAGGCACAAAGGTTTCTTCGTCCAAGTCGCTGTCCTGTGGGCTGGATGGCAAAGGGTAACCCAAGCGGATGCCCTTGGCGTTCCAGTCTGCCATCATTGCATCAAGGCGGCGCAGGGCAGATTGCAACTGCTCGGGTTGCAAGTCAAAGACATAAGACGCAAGCCCAATCTCCTCAAAGGCGGCACTTATAAACTGTCGTTTTGTGTAGCCCATGCTGATTCCTCAATATGTTTCAGAAGTGTCGCATCTGACCAGCGTTTGTCAACCTTCAAGCCCATCAACTCTGCCTGTTGCAACATTTCCTCACGGGTAGGTGCGGTGTCCTCAACAGAAGTTTCCTCAATGGGAGTTTCAATAATTTCAGGCGCTTCAATAGGCGCAACCCGTTTGCCAATCGGCGATGGGTGAACCTGCTTGTTTGCTTTGCGCTCTGCGGCCTGAGACTTTTTCAGCTTGCGCTTTTGCAACCGCAACTCCCTCCACGGGGAAAGAGTCTTGGTCTTGACGATTGCGGCTGACTTAATCATTTTTTCATTGGTGCTTTGCTAGGCTTGCCAGCGGCTTTTGCCGATTTGCTTGCCATGCCAAGTGCCATTGCAACGGCTTGCTTTTGGGGCTTGCCTGACTTCATTTCCATCGCAATATTCTTGCCGATGGTCTTTTTGGAATAACCTTGTTTCATTGGCATTTCGATCTCCATGTAAAACAGGCCAACATCTCTGCTGGCCTGTCAGGGTTTATCAACCGACGCGATACGCAGTGAATGTATCAGCGGCAGTCTTACGCAGACGGAACCGAGCAACAGAGCCTGTGGTAGCACCAGTTGCAGCAGAACCTACGATGGATGTAATGCCTGTGTTGACCGTGATGGTCAAAGCGTATGCAGCCAAAGTGATAACGCTGAAGTCAAACGAATCACCAATCGCCCACTCAGTTGCCAAGTCAAGGTTTGCACCTGTTGGCAGTTGAATATCGCGTGATGCGGTTGGGGTTGCCGTAATGATGCCAGTCAGCACATTGGCTGCTGTGGCAATCATTGAACCGCCATCTGCAATGTTGGCTGGCGCACCCTGAGGTTGCCAGTTGCCATTGTTGCTGATGTCAGGTGCTACACCAATCGAGTAGTACGCACCCGATGCACCAGCTTGAATAGTCACGCTGGTGGCATTGGTAAATGCGCCCGATACATAAGTGGTGTTGTCGACTACGGTCAGCAAGTCCTGTGATTCAGGGAAATTGGGGTAACCAACTTCTTGAAACACACTTGCTGGCGAGTAGGCTTGAACGGCGATTTTCTCGCCTGCTGGCACAGTAACGGTAGCCGTGCCTTGTGCAAAGATTACGTTGTAACTCATGATTTTTCCTTAAGGTGTTTGGTTGAACAACAGGATGCCGGACATCTCTGGCTGTTTGTTGACCACGCCAAACAAGGTATCCAAACGATACTTGGTTTTCATGGTGTTGACATCGTATTGCTTCTGCATAACCAGCTCGATGCCCTGATCGGTGGAGGCACGCATCACTGCGACACCAGCATCGGACGGGACAGCGTAACGACCAGGCAGAATCTCCAGCGCATCTTTCTGCCAGAAGCAGTTGATAGGTGCGGCATCGACATTCAAGCGGTTGATGGTGCGACCAGAGGCGGCAGTCACGATGCAGTTTTGATACTGCAACTCGGCATCAGTTCCACCTTGGGCAGAAATGATTGGAGGTGTGATAACGCAAGTGGTTGCATTGGTCACGCTCACAACACGGAAGGTCTTGGAGAATCCAGTACCTTGTTTGGTGATGTGATGGACAGCTTCAACGCCTTCGATCTCGATGGCAGTACCTGCTGGCAAGTCGGTGGTGCTGGACACGGTAATCGTTTGGAAACGATTGTCCACGTTGGCAGTTTCACCAGTGACCGCAGTTGAGGTGGCAACAGGCACATAGTAGTTATTTGCCGAGGCCAAAGTGCTCATCGTTGGGTCAGAACCAGTTGCCGCGGCAATACGGTTTGCGTAGTCCAGTTTGTAGGTCTCAAAGCCTGCGACCATACCAACGTAAGAACGCTCAAACGCATTGTTTGACTTGTTGCCAGCAAAACTACGAGATGCAGTTCCTGACAAAGCAGTGCCACCAGCAATGTTGCCAGCGATGCCGTTGTAGTCACGGCTAGACAATGCCAAGTAACGGTCAAAGGCTTGAACGCCCTGCTCGTTCATGATGCTGTCGCACAAAGCGATATCGTCATAGTCACCAGCGGCTGTGCTGACAGTGACCACCAACGAACCGAGGTTTGCGGCAGTGTTCATGATGGCGATGTTGATGTCGGATGCAAGTTTCTGCTTTGCGGCTTCGCCTAAGCGACCCTCTTGCAGTGCATCACGCAATTCCAATGCATCCAGAATGAACGGCACAGACTTTTGAAAGCCGAGTGTCGCTGGAACTGAAAGCTGGGTATATGCGCCAAAGTTGCCAGTCTGGTCCATGCCATCGTACGACTGTGCGATGTAAGGCTGTGGACGATAGATGACGTTGTTGGTGCGTTCCATCATCGAGCCATCTGTGTTGTAGATGGACACGTTGC